CATGGTTCTTGTTGCGACCCCAAGCATAAAGGTTCATCTGACCAAGATACTTCTGAAGAGTGTACTCTGTCTCAGGGCTAAGTTTGATACCATCTACGTGGTCTCGAACCTTCTTGACCTTTGCACGAGTAGAACTCTTGTGGTCTACGAGAAGACCACTACCAGCCAGAACAAGGTCTGGGCTACTAGAGATAGAGCCATAGCCTGGAACATCTCCGAGTTCGATTTTGCGTTCAACAATAGCACCAGCGAGACGAGTATCGCTAGAGTTATCAATAGCAGACTCAATAAAAGCATGGATTGCGGTTCCTATCTTTGCTCCAAGCCAGTACTTCTGCGCTGGCCTTTCGGTTCTCACAAGTGCGTGAGCCAAGTGACGTGTACATGGGTCAGATATCTGAGATGCTCCGACCTTGCGTTGCTTGTCCCTGTCCGACTCCTGAAGGAAGAGGCTGACCATCATTTCCTCGACCGCTTTTGCTGTCCATCCTGCCATTAAAAATCCTCCTCCTTAAATATTGAACCGTCATCTTCATCGAAGTGCAACCCACCCCAGATACCTGCGCTGATGTTATCGGCAACTGCGTAGTCGTAACATGGTTTGATTAGTGGGCATCCGTGACACATCACCTCTGCTTCTAGGGCTGATACTTCAATAGACCTGTCTGCGTAGTATTCCGGATTCCCAGAACACTGAGTCGTTACGTCACGTAGACCTAGTTGTAACTTAGTCCAGTGTGGCATCGCTTCTTTACTAATCTCCGAAGACTCAAGCATCTCAAAGATTGGCTGCTTGTCCTTGCGAACTCGTGCTACTCCACCATTCTTATCCTTGTTGCGTTGATACTTCTCTCTAGCATACTGCTTACGGCACTCTCTACATACCCTAGCATTGTCGTAGGCGCGAGTAAATGTATTGTCCTCAGTGAACTCGTGTCCCTTCGCACAGTGCGTTCCTCGTGGCTTACGCTTGAACTTATAATCTACGATGTTTCCTCCTTATGACAATCACAAGCACAAGTGTTTGTTGATGACATCTTCAAACAAAGTTCGTGGTAGTTGGTTTTGCACCAACCAAACTTGACTTCGTTCTTAGGGTCAGTTGGCTTGACTACGATTTCATTGTCAGCCATTAGATAAGTTTGCCATTCTTATCAGTTGGTGGCTTGTTGCCATATCTTTCTGGGATGGACTTCAAGATAGCAACGATTACTTTGCGTTCGCTGTTCTCACTGAATACATCTTCAATCAACTCAATAGCATCGTAGATAGCCTGATAACTGCCACTCTCTTCGCCATGTTCAAAGCCAATCTGGTAAGCCAGTTCTTCTGCTCCGGTTTCAAAACTCATTAGTTACCCTCCATAATCTCTTTGCAATCAGCATACACTAGATGCTTGATAATGTCAAGCGTTGGTTTAGTCGTGTCGGACTCGAACAAATCCTTGATTAGCCCTAGTCTATCACGAGCCTCCGACATTAGCATTTCTTCAACCCATTCTTCTGGGCTACCAGTTGGTGGATAGTTCTTCTTATCGCGTAGCCAATCTAGGTATTCATTGATAACACTTGCTTCAATCATTTGCTCTCCTTTGGCTGCTGTTGTGGTGCTGGGTATGGTGTTGGATAGTTCTCTTCTAGCCACAGCTCGTTCATCTTACTCATTTTTCTCCTTTAGACTTGCGTTCATGGATAACTGTCTTTGCACAAGGCTAGACAACTGGCCTTCATCGAATGTATCTCGTGCAACAATGTCGTAAATCTTTACGATGCTCTTCTGCCCACGCCTACGGATACGCTCAACAACCTGCTGGTTCATTAGGTTGCTATCTGAGTGCGATAGCCATACGATAGTGGAACATACATTCTGCAAGCCGTCAACGCCCTCAGCAATCGCTGGGATAACGGCTACGATATACTTCAACTCACCATTCAAGAACGCTTGCTTTGCAGTTTCGCGTTCCTTTTGGTTTGCTTGTCCAGACCATTCAAAAGCAACTTGTTTAGTCTTGTTCAATCGGTTAGTAACTAGCCTAGCATACTTCTGACTATCTGTCAATAGCAACATTGGCTCGTCTGGGTTATCATCAATGATTTCCTGAAGTGCAGTAAACTTTGTAGACTTTGCATCATCAGCAAATACAACCTCATTATCAGCGGTTAGTGATGGCACAGCCAAGGTAATCTGACGCAATCGGATACGCGCTGCAATCGGGACTTCGGCAACCATTGGATTACCCTCAAGCCACACAACAAGGTCTTTCTCGAACTTATCATAGACCTTGCGTTGCGCTGGTGTCAAATCAACAAAGCGAGTTTCAATAACTGTTTCAAGATTATGATTTGGTTCTAGCCTAATGTAACAAGGAAGGCTATTAGCAAACGCTCCTGCGTTCAACTCTCCAACAATATCATACTTACTGAATGGTGAGTAAGACGTCTTAGCCCACTCAAACGCCCAGTTCCAGAATGACTTTGGTATTTTGTCTGGCCAAAGCCATCTGGTAACTGCCCAAAATCCCTCAAACTTATTGCCTGCTGGTGTTCCAGACATTGATAACTTATATCCTGCCTTTAGGTGAGATAGCGCCTTGAATGATTTGCTCTTTCGGTTCTGTGCGAAATGACATTCATCAACCAGCGCGATATCAGGAACAATCTTGCTCCAATCAATCGTTCTGAAATACTCACGCCCAATGAAATACCAGCCTTGCTTACCGACAATCAAGTCAGCAAGCGCCTGCTTGCCATTCTTAGTCGAGTCAATCCTGACTACATTCTGCGAGTATCCTGTCTGCCTTTGGATGGTATCCCACCAACCCCAATAGGTGTTGAGTGGGCCGATGATTAGTGCTGTCTTAGCGCCAATCCTTATTGCGGTTTCCACTCCCATAAGGGTCTTTCCAGTGCCCATAAGACTTGCGTTCAAAGCCGCCTTCGTAGCCTCGGATGTAATCTTCTCTACTGCCTTCATCTGCTCCGGCTCTAACTCTAGCCTCGTCAATAAGTTTCTGCTCAATATGTTTCCTGCCTGTTCGTCTTAGCCAAACAATAAATAAGATTATTGACAATATGCCTGCCATCAAAGTCCTTCCAGTGGGTCAGTGGTGTAGCCATCGTCAATCATAAGGTCGCTGTATAAAATCTCTAGTCGGCGTTCCGCTTCCTGAATACTCTCAAGATACTCCTTGCCATTAGTGCGATTACTAGCAATCCAAATGTCATAATCATCAGTAATACCCAAATTGACCAGATGGCCAGAGATACTACTGTAATACTCAGATAGCCCATCAATCGCTTCAGCAATCTCATACTTATCCATTACCTCTCGCTTCCTCAAGAACTGCATCCTTGTATCCTAGTTTGTAAAGTTGCAACTGCACGAACAAATCTCCCTCAACAAGTGAGAAGTTCTCGCCATCATCGTCAATCTTGAACTTACCAAAGCCAGTAAGTTTCGCGTCACCAAGTGAGTAGGCAGTGATGTTGAATGTTCCATCGCCATTGTGCGTAAGTTTCCACTCTGGGTGTCCACTCAGGCTCTCTGCGGTAGTGCCTGCCATTGCTTCAGTAATCAGCCTCTTCGCTGTGTGTGGGTCGGATGACCCGTAAGCCATACCAATCTGTCTTGCCGACATTCCAGCACCCAAAGCGTGTCTTACCGCTTCCACGATGGCTTCGTGTTCTTCCTTGACTTCTTCGATAATCCGTTCGTGCGCTCGCTTTTGCGCCTCGGCAATAGCAATCTTTTCTAAGGCTCGTGCTGTCTTGATGGAAAGCGCAATCTCTTCCGTATTCTTTTTGCTCACTAATCTCCAACCTCCATATCATATTCTGGCAAACTGTTTAGCCACGCAATAATCGTAGCAGGTGTGTTGCCAACTGTCAAGTAGTCATAGCCATCCCAATAATCGTAATCCTCAATGCCGTCTGGGAAGGCTTCCTCTGGGTATTCAGCATCCATCAGATAGCAAAACTCTTCTGGGTTATCCTCAAGGAACTGGCGCATGTTGCCGTTGTGAATGCGCTGCTCAAGTAGGAATGGCGCATCGCGGTCCCTGATGAATTGATACATGGATTCCCAGTCGCTCGTCCAGAACCGAGTGATTGTCGAGCGGGTAACTGTGCCGGCAGCGGTGCGAATGCTGTCGAGGTTCTGGTCGTTGCACAGTGCCAGCAGTGCTTCGGAGACGACATCCTGCTGAGCCTTGAGCGCAGCTATCTCCTCCTTGTGTGCTTCCTCCTTCTCGTGGATCACGTCCCGTATCCGCCGTTATGTGAGCACAAGCTCGTCGGCTTTGACATCTTGCATGGTTTGCTCCTTCTTGATTGTCTCCCTAAGATATTCTTACACTACACAATGTCAAGCACTTTGTAAGATTTCTTGGCGGTACAGATCAATAATCTGTCGGTGGTTGGCGATGTTACCCT